GGCAGCCAAGACCGGTATCCCTGTTCAGCTGATTGAGCAGTACGAGCAGGCCTACCGGCCGCAGCAAGCAGCTGCTGCAGATGCCCCGGCCTCTGGCCTGACTGACGCTGATGTGACTGAGCTCAAGGCCCTGGTGGGTGGCGAGCAGGAGTTTGAGCGGCTCAGCCAGTGGGCCGTGGCAAACATGGGCGCTGACGAGCTTGCCGACTACAACGCTGCCGTGGACAGCGGCAACAAGGCTGCTGTGCGCCTGGCGTTGCGAGCCATGCAGTCACGTGCTGCTGGCGGCAAAGAGCAGGGCGAGCCTGAACTGATTGGCGGTGGCAAGCCCACCATGGCTGAGGTGTTTGAAACCCAGCAGCAGGCAATCGAAGCCATGCGAAAGACCAACAGCAAGGGCCAGCGTCTCTACAACGTGGACGCCAAATACAAGGCTTGGTACGAGAAGACTCTTGCGCGTTCAACTTTTGCGTAACAATGGGCGCATGAGTTGATCTGCACTGGTGGAACAGATCGGGCCTCCTGCGGGAGATACCCCGTATCGGTGAAGCAATAGGCAGAGGCTCGCTACCTAATTAAGGCCAATGGCCAACGCATCTCTCGACCGTCTTGGTCAAATCCAGGGCGCAGGTGACACCAGCGCTCTGTTCCTGAAGCTCGGCATGACCGAGCTGCTTGACGCCTTCGATCGCGCTTGCGTGTTCAAGGGCAAAGTCAAGGAGCGCAACATCAAAGGTGGCAAGAGCGCTGCCTTCCAGGTGAGCGGCAAAGCCGATGCGGCTTATCACGTTCCTGGCCAACCGATCCTTGGGGCCACCAACTCTCCTGGTGACCGCAACGAGCGCATCATCAACCTTGATGGTCTGCTGATTGCCGATCAGGTGATCTATGACCTCGACGAGTTGATGAACTATGTGGACGTCCGCCAGGACGTGACCCATCAGCTCGGCCAAGCCCTCGCCCGTGAGTGGGACCGGCGTGCTGCCCGTGTGCTGTATGCCGCTGCCAAGACCACCACTGAGCCCCTGGCCAAGGCCGGCAACGCCGGTCGCATTGGTCAGAGCCAGACCCTCTCGGCTGGCTATGCCGCCGCTTCTGCCAACGCCAAAGGCGATGAGCTGGTCTCCAAGATCAGCGCACTCAAAGTGGCGATGCAGAAGAAGGACGTGCCCACCGAGGATCTCCTCTGTGTGGTTGGTCCTGACGAGTACGACTACCTGCTGGATTCCACCCGCGCCATCAACGCGGACTTCAACGGTGCCAGCGGCGAGAACGGTTCCTTCGCACAAGGCCGCGTGCTGCGCGTGAAGGGCATCCCCGTGATCATGTCGAACCACGTCACCCAGGCTGCCTACACCAACGGCACCTACGACAAGAACACCGCTTACCAGCAGGATCTGTCGAAGAACAAGGCCATCGTGTTCCACCGCGATGCCATCGGTGTGCTGACCCTGCGCAGCCCCGGCCTGCAAATCACCCCTCAGGGCGGTGACTTCAACATCATGTACCAAGCCACTCTGATGGTTGCCCGCATGGCAATCGGCATGAGCGTGCTGCGTGCAGAGTGTGCCGGCGTGATCGAGCTCCCCTAGCCTTCTCCTGACGGAGTGGGTTCTTGGCCCCCTGTGGTGAGCAGGGGGCTTTTTTGTGCCCGCCGATAGCATGAGGACAACACCCCTGCAGAGTTCTGATGGGCCTTGCAAATCAGGCCTTGACCCCAGGCCGCACAACACTGCTGGAGGCGGTGAACATCTGCCTGCAGAACATCGGAGAGCAGCCGGTCAATAGCCTTGAAAACCAGCAGGTGGTTGAGGCCACCATGGCTGAGCGGACGATCCTCGAGTTTCACAAGGAAGGCCAAACACGGGGCTGGAGTTGGAACACCGAGGTCGAGTACGAGTTCGCCAAGAACAACGCCACCAACCAGATCACGGTTCCGGCCAACGTTGTGAGCTGGTCAACCGATCCGTATCAATGGGCCGGGCGGTTCCAGCTGCGCGGCCAAAAGGTCTACGACAAGGAGAAGCACACCTACACCCTGGGTGCAGACATCACCAGCCTGAAGGCTGATGTGGTCTGGCTGCTGCCATGGGACGAGTGCCCTGAAGCGTTCAACCGCTGGATCACCATCCGATCAGCGCGGGTGTTCAGCGATCGGGTGCTGAGCAGTGACTCGATCTTCAAGTACACCGCCGTCGATGAGCAGGCTGCCCTGGTGGAGCTGCAGCGTGTCGAGCTCGAGCAGGCCCAAGCGAACAGCCTGACGGGCGGCCCAGGCCTCAGGCCCTTCCCCACCTACTCGCCAGGCCTTGGCCTGCTGGGCCGTAACCGGGGGTATCTGCGTGGCTAATCTCGTCAGCTACACCATCCCCAACCTGATCCAGGGGATCTCGCAGCAGCCAGATGCGCAGCGGGATCCTTCGCAGGGGGAGATTCAAGTCAATGCGGTGAGCTCTCTGGCCGAGGGCTTGCGGAAGCGTGAAGGCACGCAGGCCATCGCCAAGGTCAGCAACACCAGCTTTGGCGACGTCTATTTCCACAGCATCCTGCGCGACGCTGACGAGCAGTACCTGGTGGTGATCAGCAAGACCGTCATTCGGGTCTTTGATCTGGCCGGCAACGAGAAGACCGTCACCGCTGCAGCAGGCGCCTACAACTACCTGTCCACGGTGGTGAGCGCCAAGAGCGACATCCGCGCTGCCTCGATTGCTGACTACACCTTCGTCAGCAACACCAAGAAGCTGCCGGCCATGGACCCGGCAGTTGCTCCTGCTGTTGCCAGGCCATCAACCCATGAAGCGCTGATCTGGGTGAAGGCCGCCAACTACGGCCAGAAGTACGTCGTCAACGTCAACACCCAGCAGGCGACGGTCAGCACTGCTGTGGCACCGGTGATCGTCAGCGGCACCACCACCACCGAGAACAGGATCAGCACCGCGGAGATTGCCAGCCAGATCCGCGGCGCACTGCTCGGCGGCCCCGTCACTGCCCTGACGGTGGTGGGTTCTGCCACGACCCTCAACGCCACCACCGCTGCTGTGGCCACAACCACCGATGAGGGTGGCAGCGGGCTGACGGTGACCGTCACCGGCAACGGGACTGTGGTGACCGCTGTGGCAATCAGTGCCGCAGGCAGCGCTTACAGGGCCGGCGACAAGATCTATGTGGCTCGCAACCTGCTGCAGGGCGGCACAGACACCACCCCTGTGCAGGTGGCGACCGTCACGACTGCAACGGCTGGCCCGCTGACTGGGGTGACGATTGACCGCAGCGGCTCTGTCCTGCATCTCAAGAGCAGCAGCGCCATCACGGTGTCGGCCACCGATGCCCGGGCCAACGCGGACATCACGGCGATCACCAACTCCGTCCAGGCGTTCACCGAGCTACCCACGATCGCGCCTGAGGGCTACCAAATCGAGGTGGTCGGCGACCCCGGCAACAAGTTCGATGGGTACTACGTCAAGTTCCTGCCCCGCACCGGGACGTTTGGGGAGGGCAGCTGGCAGGAGACCGTCAGCCCTGGCGTCGAATACAAGATCGATGCCACGACGATGCCGCACCTGCTGGTGCGTCTTCCCAATGGCTCCTTCTGGTTTGGCCCGGCCAATGGCAGCACCCAGAGCGGGGTGCTGATCCCGAGCTGGGGTGAGCGTGGGGCTGGTGACTACGACACCGCACCGGACCCGAGCTTCATCGGCAATGCCATCCAGGACGTCTTCATCTACAAGAACCGGCTTGGGTTCCTGGCTGACGAGAACATCATCCTCAGCCGCTCACGGGACTTCTTTGAGTTCTTCCCCGAGACGGTCACTGCTGTTCTGGACAGCGACCCGATCGACCTGACGGGCAGCAACAACCGGGTGTCGGTGCTGCGGTACGCGATCCCTTACCAGGACGAGCTGATCATCTTCTCGGATCAGATTCAGTTCCGCTTCAACGCTGCTGAAACCGTGCTGACGCCCACGACGGCGCAGATCACGGTGCTTACCCAGTACGAGATCGATCCGAACTGCCGGCCGATCCCTGTGCAGGGCACGATCATCTTCTGCCAGGCCAACGGGCAGTGGAGTCAGTTCCGTGAGTTCAGCGTTCGCGGTGCTGGCACGGCGCTGGTGGCTGATGCGTCCGACCTCAGCGGATACGTCAACAGCTATGTGCCTGCCGAGGTGTTCAAGCTGACGGCCAACGACACCGGCAACTGCTGGTTCGCGGTGTCTGGCAAGAGCGGCTACCGGCAGCGGCTCTATGCCTACAAATACTTCTACCGCAACAGCGGTGGCGGGGCTGAGCGGGCGCAGAGCAGCTGGAGTCACTGGCAGCTCAGCGGTGCCGACAAGATCCTCAATGCCCTTTGCGTGCAGGAGACCGTCTACCTGCTCGTGGAGTACGGCACAGAGGTCTGGCTGGAGAAGGTGTCCGCCGCTGACCGCACGGCTGATGTGCTTCCCAATCCCTACCAGCTGCTGCTGGACCGCCGAGTCACGACCACCACAGCCACACCCGCAGCCATCCGGGTGGCAGCTGGCACCTACAACGCCACCACCAACATCACCACCTGGACCCTGCCTTACACGATCAAGGCAAAGACCCAGGCCTGGAGTGACTTTGCAGCCACGACCAATGGCGGCGTGCTGCTTGGGGAAGCCAACAGCGGTTCGACCATCACCGCTCGAGGCAACTGGTCCACACAGCCGATCGTCTTTGGCGAGGTCTTTGAGTTCCTGTATCGCTTCACCAGGTTCAAGCTCTACAAGGAAGTTGGTGGCGGGAAGGCCGCGGCCAACAGCGAGCGGACGCAGGTACGGCACGCCAAGCTCCGCTACCACGACACCCACTACTTTCAGGTGTGGGTGACAGCTGAGCGCCGCGAACCAGCGGTCTACACCTTCGATGGGACGGTGCTGGCGGCCAGGGGCTCACAGATTGGCAATGCCCTGAACAACAACCCCGACCTGGCAACTCCTCGTTATTTCGAGGGGGTCTTTCAAATTCCGATCAGCAGCCGCGGCGAGAACTGCATCGTCGAGCTGAAGAACAACACGGCTAACCCTTGCAAGTTCAGCACGTGTGAGTGGGTGGGGTTGGTGACCAGCCAAGCCAGGAGCCTGCAATGAACTGGTCTGATGCAACTCCTGCACGGGTGCAGCGTATTGCGAAAATGCTCAGGCACCAGGATCGGCTTGAAGTGCTCTACAGCCACGGCTTGTCAGGAGAAGAGGCGGTGATGCAGAGCTGGCGGAACAGCCAGATTTGTCGTTGCATAGATGGAGATGACGGCAAGGCCGTGGGTATCTGTGGTGTTTCTGGATCTTGGATCTGGTTGCTGGCCACAGATGAGCTGCTGGCCACGGATAGCCATCGAAAGCAATTCCTTCGCGGTGGCCGCAAGTGGGTTGATGGCTTGATGAGCCAGTACGAGTACCTCGAGAACTGGGCGCTGTGGTCCAACCGAGCCACCCTGCGCTGGCTCGAGCACTTGGGGTTCTCCATTGACACGCCAGCCCCCATGGGCCGCAGCGCACAGCTGTTCGCGCACTTCTGGAGGGCAGCTTGATGGCCTTCCCTTTGGTCCCGGTATTGCTCGGCGCCGCGCAAGCAGGCCTCGGCATTGCGCAGGCAGGCGCCAGCTATCAGGCGCAACAGCAGGAGTACGCCAACCAGACGGCGCTGCAAGACGCCAATAACCGTTTCGCTGAATGGCAGGCAAGCTTCAACGCTCGCGCCCAGGACGCCAACGCCCAATACAAGTATTGGACCGAGACGGTCAACTACAACCAGCAGCTGTCGTACACCAACGCGCTGCGGAATCTCGAGCTGATGCGCTCGATCCGCCAGGCGGAAGTAGTCGGGCAGAACAGAGGCGCAGCAGGGGCAGCCTTTGTCCGTGACAGCGAGGCCGTCACCCAGTCGTACCAAGAAGCCTCGATGCAAGAGGCGGTGGCGCTGCAGCAGTACCAGTGGCGTGCACTGCAGGGCCGGGCCTCAGTGCAGGCTATGGCTCAAGAGGGCCGCAGCGTGGACCGCCTGGTCAACGACTACGCCCGGCAGATGGGCGATTACACGACCCTGCAGGAGATCAATCAAGGCATCCGCGGACGCCAGTACACCCGCGAACAGGCAGGCCAGGTGTCGCAATACCTGAGCCGCTGGAACAGCCAGCAGTTCTACGAAGAGCAGCCCTACATCGATCCACTGCCGCCGTTTGCACCGCTGCCAACGCTGATCACACCACCTGGTCCAACGATGCGCGGCGGGGCACCAAGCAGCACTGCTGCTGCATTGAACATCGGCAGCGCTGTGCTCGGAGGCATCAGCACCGGCATGTCATTCGCCGGAAAGCTCAACGCCTTGAAGATGCCGAGCAGTTCAACAGGGCCTGGCACCGGTGTTTCGCTCGGCCGCCTGAATCAGGCCGCTTCCCAATACGGAGTTTGATCGATGGCTGACAAGATCCTTCCCTTCGGTCAAGTCAACCCGGTCGCCAGGCCTATTGGGGCTTTCGTTCAGGCAGCCGAACGGAACATTGCAGCTCCTGCTAAGCCCGCGCTGCTTGGTGCACCAGATGGCATCACAACGATGCAGATGGGCAGCGGCGGCAGTGTGCAGGGCTTCAACCAATACCAGCAGCTGGCGACAGCTCTGAGCCCCTTTGCCGAAACCCTGGTGGAAGCAGGGGCCCAGGGCTACATGTCGTATGCCAAGGGCAAGATCGATGAAGGCTATTACGACCAGCTCAAGCAGCTCAAGAACCAGCAGGCCAAAGCGGCTCTGAGCCTGCAGGTTCAGCAAGAGCAGGGCGCTGCTAACGCCGCGGCTCAAATCAATCAGCTGCAGAAAGTTGATCCTGTTGCCTCACAGCTGCTGCAGGACTCCAACCCTTGGAGCCTGATCGGTCGGCGCCGGGCCATGGCGCAGATGGCCGCGTCTGAAGTAGACGACGCTCTGCTCAATGATCTTGCAGTCAACGCCGGTGCCCGTGCTGGCTTGGCGCCAGGCAGCGGCGAACTGGTCAAGCAGAAAGCTGCCATCACCAGCAAGGTCATGGCCTCCTATGGCCTGACGGGTGACGAGCTGGAGAGCCAGTTCTATGTGGTGCCTGCCATCAACAAGGCATGGGAGACCTATACCGAACAGCACCGCAAGCTCTGGAACGAGGAGACGGCACGCACGACGACGGAAGCCACCGGTGGCGCGGTCAATGGAGCGCTGGCGCAAATGCTGAGGAACGGCGTGACGATGGCCGATGGCTCAGTAGTCACTCGTACTGATCCACGCTTCAACGCCTTGGCTGGTCTTGTGTTGACCGATCAGATCGACAAAGGCTTACGGCTGCTGGCGGGCGACAAGAAGAAAGATGCGATGCAGCAGGTCTACGGAAACCTTGCATTGCTCAGCCGCAACCCAGTGATTGAGGGAATTGTCCGCGAGATTCGAGTGGGCAGTCCCAACGATCCTCTGGACAAGCGGCCACGTTTCATTGACGCCAACCCTGTTCAGCTGCTGGAGATGCAGAACAAGGGCTTGCAGCTGACAACCCAGAAGTTCGAGCTGAAGCAGAAAGATCTGGGTCAACAGCTGGATGCCTTCTACTACGGCAAGGATGGCCCCGGGCATCCGGGCGTTGTCGTCGATTCAGAGGACTACCAGCAGCGCATGGTTGCCATGAAAAACTATGCGCTGCGAATTGGCTACTTGGACCCCGACAGCTACCTAAGCGAAAAGGCATCTCAGTCTCAGAAATTTGCCCAAGCCGCTTACAGCATGACGGCTGAGGAAAGAGCTGCTGCCGAGAACTGGGTAGACAACCTTTCGCCCGATGCCTTGTCGCCCAAGAACATTGGCCGCGTTCGGGCCCAGGCCGATGCTTACGCAATGCGCGAAGGCACTGGCGAGGCCAGAGAGCAGTTTCGCCAGAAACTCCAGACCCGCATCACCGAACGCGAAAAGCTGTTCAACGACATGCCCGAGGGTCTGTTTGGGCAGATCAAAGGCGAGATCAAGCAAGACATGGGCCTTGGGCCCATCAAGGCGTTGGACCCCAAAGGCGAAGCCATGTCGCTGCTGCTGCAGCCAGGCATGACGGTCGGAGGTGCCATGAGTGCTGCCCCCAACAAGCTGGCTGCCTTCGCGATCGATCTGGAGAACCTGTACGTCCGCCAGGTGATGGTTGGCATGAACGCCTGGCGCAAGGAGAACCCGGGCGTGGGCCGCATCCCGCCTTCTGCCCAGAACGTCATCGTCAGCCAGGCAGTGGCTGCGGCTCGCAAGTCGCCTGAGTACGCACGGATCTACAGCCAAGCCACAGGTATGAATCCTGGAGAAGTTGGCCAGGGCTCGGTGGGCACAGGGCCCAAGCAGGGCAACAAGCCTGGCCCTGACGTGCGTGGCGTGGATCGAAACAAGGCCGGCGCACTCAAGGATTCGACGGTCAAGGCTTATGAGGCTCGTCCGGTGATGAGCAAGCCCTGGCTGCACTCCGAACTGCAGAACCTGAACAACGGCAAGCCGGTCAGCCCAGAGCTCTACAACCTTGCCCGTCGCGCCAACACATCAACAACCCGGTATCTGCTCGAGCAGATGACCCGGTTCTATCCCGACATGGATCGGGACGGAAGCATCTCGAAATACCTGCAACAGCAGCTGATCCGCGAACGGCAAGGCAAGACCATCTCCAGCGCCAACTACAGCAGCATGGGCCTCGGCATGGTGCCGACTGGATACAACAGCTTCTCGCCAGGCAGCTGGCTGATGCAGATGATCATGCCGCCGGCAGCTGCGGCAACCCTTCCGCCTGAGTACAGCCGCGGCGGCAGCCAGTCCTATGTGGCCACACGTTCTGTAGGCGGGAGTGGCGGTCCTGGCTGGGACAACGTTGTTGCGATGGCTCGGGCGAAGGGGGCCAAGTTCCCAGAGCTGGTCGCTGCTCAATGGGCACTGGAATCCGATTGGGGTCGAGCAACAAGCGGCCGCAACAATTACTTCGGCCAAAAGGGTTCTGGCACACGCAGGAACACCTGGGAGGTTGTGGATGGCCGCCGAGTCAATACCACCGCCAGCTTCATGGACTTCGCCAGCCCCAGCGAGAGCGTTGGGTATCTGGTGAGCAAGTGGTATCAGGGCCGCAACGGAGCCAATCAAGCCCAATCAGTTGAACAAGCAGCGCGGATCCTGAAGCAGCAGGGATACGCCACTGATCCCGATTACGTCAACAAGTTGCTGCGCATTGTCCGTAGCAACAGGAGGCCTTGACCCATGCCCAAATTCAATCTTGCCCCTCTGTCTGACGATCTGAATCCGGTGTGGCCGCCAGTGTCGCCTCCCAAGGCAACACGACAACAAATGAACCAGTCGCTGGAGAACCGGCTGGGACCGCTCAAGCCGCTGGGGCAGCTGATGAACACCCTGGCGTCACCGGACACCAAGATCGGCATTGTCACTGGTCCCATCAATGCAGTCAGCAAGCTGACCAATGCACTGGGCGACCTGGTGCAGCGCAAGCCGATTGACACCAAGGACGCTTTCCAGATCACGCCGTCGCAGGCGCGGGCGGTTAACCCATTCCGCATGGGCTATGGCAGCGAGGTCACGCCTTCTGATGAAGCTGGCCTTCAAGTCGGCGGGGTGATTGGCGCAGAAATTCTTGGCGCTGCGACAGGGGCAACGATCGTCAACCGGATCAAGCAGACCGGTGCAGTGATCCGTGCCGCGCAAGCAATCAAGGCAGCACCTGCCGTGCGTCGGCTTGCAGTTGCTCAAACGGTTAATCCCGCTCTGCGCACTGGGCTGGGACTTGCCAAGAACTCTGCGGAGGCATTGGCCTCTACCACTCTTGCCGCCCCTTTCATTGATCAGGACCAGGGCAACGCCGCAGATGCGGTCAAGCAGTTGACCGGGATCAAGCTCCCTGGAACGACCGAAGAGTCCGACAACTACTTGCAAAAGCTCGGCAAGAGCGTGTTGGTGGAAGGCCTCGCCTTGCCCCTTTCCGTCATTGGCTTGGGCTCGATGGCCGGCCCCACCCGGCGCCTGATGGCCGGTGATGGCATCAAAGCTCTTGATGAGCTGGCTCAGGCCGAGCTGGCTCCTTACATGCCCAAAGCAATGGCGGGGCCTGCCTTGCCGCCAGCCCCAGTGGCCGGTGAGCTGCCACCTTGGCAAGACGGTGGCGCCCTGGCCCCGATCGAGCCTGCTGGACAGCTGGTGCCTCACGGCTCTGCCATCGAGCGGCAGCTGGATGAATCCACCATGATTCGCCAGGTCACGCAGCAGCGTGATTGGTTGCGTCAACAGGGTTTGGTCGAGCAAGGAGAGCTTGGCCAGCTCGAGCTGAATGTCGGCCAGGCAGTGGATCCCGAGGTACGGCTACAGATCCGTCAGCTGCAGACGCAGCGGGGGCAGCTGGTCAAAGCCATGCAAGAGAGCCCCGATCAGCTGGATGCGATCGAAAAACAGTTGGTTGAGGTTGATAAGCAGATCGCTGACCTGAACCTCACCAGCACCACTGACGAGTTTTTGGCCCCCCGTTCTGGTATTCAAGGTGAGTTTGACCTGGTTGACCCAAGGCCTGAGATCGACACGTACCTGGCGCACCTGGACGAGCTGGATGACCAACAGCTGCGTCAGGTCCATAGCCGCGTCTACCGCCAAGCCGGCCAGGAACGCAATGCCCAGGAGCTCACCCAGGCCCAAGCCCAGATCCAAGCCATCAACGGCCGGATTGCCGAGATCCAATCCAGAGCTGATGCCGGCGAGCTAACGCCAACAGGGGCTAAGCGACTGCTGACTCGTGCCCAGAAAGAACTGGATGCGGCACAGCAGCAGGTGTCAGCACTGCAGGCACGGTCACGAGTCCCCGAAACCCTGGTGGGCGATCAGCTTGAGATGACGCTGCCACAGCAGCTGGGCCTGAATCTTGCGGACGAGATCCAGCTGCCGCCGTTCCAAGAGCTGGCTCGCACTGCAAGCGAATACGGCTACCGGACTCCTGACGACTACCGGAACGCCTTGCAGGGTTGGAACCGTGACCAGCTGCGCCGGCTGGCCATGCCGGACTCAAGCCCGCAAGTGGCTGCCCTGCTGAAGGCCCGCACTGGCCGCAGGGTTTGGAACGCCAAGAAGCAGGACATCATTGATGCCCTTGTTGAGATCAGCGAGCGCCGTGGCAGCTATCTGCCCCCTGAGCCGCCAGCTGCCGAGCAAGGCGCCCTGCGGCTGACCACCAACTCGGCCGGTGGTGATGCCCCGTTGCTGGACGTGCCGGCCAACTTGGATGTGCCAGGCATGAGCCGGACGCTCGATGCCGATGGCAACGAAGTTCTGGTGCCGATGGTGGACTACCAGGCTCGTGGCATTGATGCAGAGACGCGCAACCGGCTGAAGCGAGAAATCCTGCAGCGAGCCATCGACAACGGCGAGGTCCAAGCGCCTGTCACGCCGGTTCCCAAACGGCCTGAGGGACCGGAGTTCTTCCAGCAGGGGCAGTTCATTGACGACCTGCTGGCGGATGAGAGCGGTCAGCTGCCTATGCAGTTTTTGAATGACCAGCTGCCCATCTACAAGGCAGGCGAGAAAAACGCGGACGCATTGATTGACGAAATGCGCCTGCGTTACGAGTACCAAGTGATGGATGCCGAGGCCCAACGGGTTCAGCGCCAAGCCTGGCTTACCGATCGCGGCTGGGACACGATGACCTGGGAGGAGAAGAAGAAGCTGGGCATCCTGGGTGAAGGCTTCTATGCCCTTCAGCGCAATGAATTTGGCGGCGCTGTGGATCGCGTCAGAGCTGTCACTCCGCAGTTCAATCCTGAACTGACGCCGACACCACCCAGAAAACCCAACGTCTACCAATGGACGCCGGAAGGCACGGTCAAGCGTGAACCTGCCAGCGCCGCAGAAACACCTGCGACAGCACCGGTCAGCAAGCGCCAGCAGGCAGCAGAAGCTGCGCCAGGCAAGGCGAAAGCAAGGCAGCTGAAAGTCCAACAGCAGAGGGCTGCGATGCAGGCCAAAGAGCTGGACAATGAGATTGCAAAACTTGAGCGCAAGATTGCGGAGGGCAGCTGCAATGGCTGAGTGTTTTGATCTCGAAAAGCAGCTGCAAGCTCTGCGCGAGCAGAAAGCCGCCAATGAAGCCGTGCAACGGCGACTGGCTGGCGAGTTGAACCAGGCTGTCGCTAATCAGCCAGAGCCCAAGCCGATTCGATTCAGGATGCTTTCGGGCGACAAGCTCGAGATCAACCCCCAGCGGTTCTGGAATCAGGTTGAGCGCGATGCCATGGCCATGGACGAGGAGGCCATTGGCCAAGCCATGCGAGCAGGCTTTGAGCAACAAGCCCGTCCTATCGGCAGCAAAGGTCTGCACATCAACTATGCGCAGCTGCCCTTTGGCGAAGAAAACCTCGGCAAGCTGCTGGAGGTTCTTGCTCTCAAGCGCAATGCCAGCGAAAAGGGCGTAGAGCTGCGCAGGCCTTACACGGAAGGTGTGGCCGATGCTCAGTTCCGTGTGGTGGCCATGGCTTACGGGGCTGAGCCCGGAGCCTTGTTTGACGCCATGAAGCGCAAGCTGGCTGGCATCGATCAGCTACCGGTCAACGCCTACATCGTGAATCGGGTGAAGATCGATGCCGTCCGCGCTTATGCGGATGCGCTTGATGAAGCGTCAGAGCTGATGAAGCTCGGGGCCCTGGACGACGCTGCCAAAAGGAATCTGGCAAACGTCGCCCAGTGGGCTCATGCGTTCGAGCAGTTTGATAACCAGGTGTCGCGCAAGATCGGCCAAGCCCTGCGCACCCGTCAGTTTGGGGACTGGGCGAACGAAAACATCTTTATGAAGTTTGACAAGGACGTCAATCTCCTGACTCTTGACGAGATCAAGGCTGGCAGCCTGTTGGCTCAAGTAGAAGATGCCATCGCATCAGGCGATCCCACAAAACTCAAGCGCCTAGCAACGGCCAAGAGGCTCGACGAACTGGCAGGCAGGTCGCTCAACGAGCCCAACTTCATGACCCAAGTAAGGGTCTTGAACACCTACCGCAAAGACAACCTGTTCAGCGGTGCTGCGACATGGCTGGTTCGCAACCCGACTTCCATCCTTGTCAGCGGTGCCTATGGCCTCGAGGACATTGCCGAGGGCGCTCTGAAGTACGGGCTCAAGTCAGAGCTTGGTGCCATGGGCCATGCCTTCCGTTCTGTCCAGCAAGGCATGAACACGGCCTGGCTTAATGCCTGGGACAACTTTGCCTACGGCAAAAAGACCTTTGACGTCAACAACTACGCAGAGCTGTCGGACGACATCCTCGAGCAGACCAAAGCCACGGTGAACCGTGACCTCAACGATGCCTGGGAGCTGTTCACGACACCCAGCTACCACCTCAAGACCCCCTTGATCGGAACGTCGGTGACGTTCCTGAACCTGCTGAACCTGGGCTTCCGCAAGCTGCTGGGCGCTGGTGTCGAGCAGTTGACCGGCACCACCGCTGGCTACACGCCGTCCTTCCGCCTGCTCAACGGTGGGGACGAAGTGATCAGAAAGATGAGCTTTGACTGGAAGGTCAACCATGAGGCTTGGTTGCGTGCCTCCAAGGAAGCCGAAAGCGTTGTTGAGCAAAACGGCCGGCGCGTAGACCGCAACTGGATCCGCCAACGGGCCGATCAGCTGGCCGAGAAAGCTGTGTTCAGCGGCCTGATGACCGATGACGAGTTGGCCAAGCTCCGTCTTCGGGAGCTGGGTGCCACAGCTGGGGACATGGACAACGAGGAGCTGCGACTCCTGATGTTCAACAACCTGCATGGCACCCCGAACGCTGCTGACGAGCTTGGCAAGCTGGGCGTCGAAAGGGGCAACCAGGTCACCTTTACCCAGGCCCTGGACGATCGCTTTACCCAAGGCGTGCAGCTGATGCGCAGCAATCCGCTGGCGGGCTGGGTGATCCCTGTCTGGCGGGTTCCTGCCAACGGCATCAAATGGCTCTTTGGCCATGACATGT